TTGATTGCAATATGCGTATCCTACTTTTTGACGGCGAAGCAAACACTATATTATGTAGTCTTTTTATAGAAATACCAGTGCTGAAAGTACCATATGAGGCAACAATAATTGCATTTTCTTCTTTTTCGGTAATTTGGCGAATGTCTTCTCGAACTTCGACATCAGTATCACCATATACAAAGAAAACCTTTCTATCTTCTAAGGATCCTTTTAATTGTTCATACAATTTCTTACCATGCTTTTCAACTAACTGGAACAGTACGAGAGTGTTACCCTTTAAGTTCGTTGTTAAATTACAAATGAAATCGTTCCGTGGTTCATATCCAACCAACCAATTTAATTCATCATGGTATTTCGCCCGTGCTATTTCTTTTCGTAATTCTTGTGGGTATTTAAGTAAAATACAATCTATTTTTAGTTTAGACAGAAGGTCCTTTTCCATCAGAGATGAAGTGGTTGCGATTTTTATAACAGGTCCAAACAATCCTTCAATTACCAGTTTGTGTGTTTGTGTACCATCTAGTGTACCTGTTGTACCTATTCGATATTCACAATCTGTTAATTTCTGCATAAGAGTCATTAATGATTTCGCTTTGAACAGATGACATTCATCGCCAAATACGGCACCGAATTGGTCAAAATGTTTTTTAGGCATTTTATAAAGAGATTGCCATGTAGAGATTACTATGCGTTTGTCTGTATGTTTTTCTTTACCGGCAAAAATGATATGACTGTTTGCCTCAGCGTCCCAATCATCTTTGGAAGAATAGTCAATGAAGTCCGATTGCATTTGTGTAACGAGCGAAGTTGTTGGTACAATGATGAGTATTTTCTTTTTTGTTTTTTCTAGAATACTTCTAATCATCGCATATATCATTAAACTTTTCCCCGATGCCGTGGGTGACAATAAGAGGCATCTTTTATTATCTAATCCATATTGAATGGCATCATTTTGATGTGAATGTGGTAATATGTCTTCACCACCAACAGATAATTTTAATGACTTACATAAGTCTTCTACATCGATTTTTTTATTTGATGGTCTTAATGCGGCATCTAGGACACAGGAATACTTACGGTCTTTAGCAAACTGTAAAATATAAGATAACAAACCAGTGTATATTTGTTCGGTGAACATATTATACATTTTAATTTCACCATCCCATGTTTTATTTCTATACGCTGGCATGAATTGGTATCCCGGCACCTTAAAGGTAAAAAAATCAGACAGTTCTTGGGCAATACCTCGTTCACAAGATACCTGTATATAAACTGAATTGATTTTATGGATTACCAAGTCACTCATGGAGAAAATTCATTTCCATTGAACATAATAGTCACACCATTACCTATTTTACCTGACCATGATACAGTTTCAATACCTGATTCTTGCAGTAGTTCCCAACCACGGTCAACGCTTTCTTTCCATCTATCTGGTGTGTGTTCATATAATTCTTGATGTCTAACCACTTTTTTGATACCGCATTGAATAATTGCCTTTGCACATTCAACACAAGTTGCCCAAGGACAATACATTGTTAATTCTTTTGTACCTGCTCCTCTTCGAGCGGCCAAAAACAATGCATTCCTTTCGGCATGTTCCATATAAATTGCTTTGTTTGGATATTTTAATTTATCGGGAGTTTTATCAATTCTCATACACAACTGGTTCGCACCTGTTGATACAATACCCAACTCATCGTCTACAAGAATTGCACCAACTTGTGTGTTTGGGTCTTCGCTTTCACCAACTGCTACTTCATATGAGTGACGAAGATATATCCTATACATTGGATTATCATGTTCCATTTATAAACTTCCTCCACTCGATAGCGTTTTTAATATTCCATTGTATGTTGTTGATATTTTTCAATACCGATTCTAGGTACGATACCTTTTCTTCTTGATAATCGATTTTTGATTTTTCTTTGGACACATCTGAATCGGAATCGAGGTAACGGTCGATGTCCGTTTTAAGTATTTTCAATGGAAAAGGCTCCCACCCCATCTCATCCAAAGTATCTTGGTCGATTTTTCCAGTATAATATTCCCACTTAATCCTGTTTAACTCTTTAAAATCAAGTTTCATTTTCTTGAGTATGAGTCGTTGGTCGTGGAAAATATTAAGGTATTTATTGTGTAGTTGGGGGATTCGCAAAGATTCTAAATCTAATGCTGTCGAATCCATTTTTAGGTCTGTTTCAACCATTTGACGAATAGTACTAATGTTCATAAAAAAATCTCCGGCTCTATTTGGTAAATTATACCATAAAAACCTCATAGGCGCAAGGACCTTTATTTATTTTTCAACCGCCTCGGGCAGTATCAATATACTGTTGAACGGATTTACTTCCAGCAATAGAAGTAATTTCATAAGTCGTATATGCAAATGTTACGGTACAAGTTATTGGATCCAAGTCCGAGACACTGGAATCAAATTCCAATTCACTTAACTCGGTTGGAAAACAATCTTTCAATCGGACTTCGAATTTTGGATTCATTGAATTAGACATAATCAATAAGGTTGCATCACTCTTTTGGTCTTTAAGTGCTTTGTATGCACTGAAATCCTCGACATTGACGGTTTGTGTAATCCAGTTATATATTTCCAACCAATTTAATAAATCCTCATCTACTATAAAAGAAAGCGTGAAATCACCAAATACAATTTTACTATTTGGATGTTTAATATCGGCAAAATAGTTTTCTTGGATTATCTCCCCAGTAGAAACGCCAGGTAAACTTACCTTTGTGCAAAAATATTGAAGCGATGGTGTTCTCAACAATTTAAATTGATATGAAGTAGGATACAGTGGATTATCAGTTGTTGGTTGACGACTTGCTACGGTTTGATACGCCGGTAATCCGCCCATGCCAGGGAAAGTTTCTGCTTCATTGTCTGGGCCGGGCCCTGTTGTATATAATGCCATAAAATTAGTCTCCTACAGTATGTATAAAAAAAGCGGGGATCCCTAAGGACCCCCGCTTCTCATATAATGTATAAATCAGTATCAGGCGTTTTGACCTAATAGACCGTCAACACGGAAGATGCGGTAGTATTCATTACCACGGGCATCTAGTTCAGATGCTACGAATGGATTCTTTACCAAACCGTAACGAGTCTTGAACCCGATTTTTGGTTGGAAAGAGTTTTCGCCAACTGCTCGCACCATTTGCAACGGTACATATGGGCAGTAGAATAAACCTGCATCGTAAGGTGAATCACCTTTGTAACCGACACAGCAGTAATCTAATGAACCTGCATATGGATCGATGTATACTTTGAAACGACCGTTGAGAACACCTGCGAAAGTGTTACCAGTGTCATCTACAGTAAGACCCTTACCGAAAACTGGTGAGAAGTCAAGAAGACCACTCATAGAAAGAGCAGAAGCGACATCTGCGGAACAGATAATCATGTTGCCCTTACCACGGCGAGTTGTCTTGGCGATTGCATTTGCTTCACGCTCGATTTGGAACGCAAGACCACGATAATTCTCAGCACTCCAACGACCGTCTGCATCAGCACCAACATTGAATACGCCATCAGAACCGATATCGGCACTCTGACAACCAAGTGTTGCACTGTTGTAGATAGTACGGACGATTTCACGGTTGATTTCAGCAAGAATTTCGTTGCTAAGAATATTAGCAAGTTCTGTTTCTGCATCAAGACCGTGGACTGCTTTCAAGTCCTGAGCGAGTTCTGAAGAGTACTCTGCTTTAAGGGCACGACTCTTTGCTTCAACAGCGATTCGCTCGATGCTGAATGCCATTTCTGCAAAGTTAGGACCAGAACCATCACCGAGGCGTTCTGCATCAGTTGTCTGCATACCTGCACCATGAGAATACACAGCAGGTGATGTGCCACTTAATGGGTCACTACCTGCATGTGCTACACCATTGTGTCCAGTAGAACCAGATACGGCAGCACTGTCACCACCAGTACCGAAGTCACCACCTTGGCCGCCGGGAGTACCACCAGTTGGGTCATCGCTGGCGTCTGGTTGGGCACCAGAGAAGTCAGTATCTGCTTCGTTATGAAGTGCTTCTGTACCAGTTTGACTTACATAACGGGACTTCATTGCGAAGATAAGACCAGTAGGACCTGTCATTGGTTGAACACCACAAACATCATAAGCGATGAGTTGGGGCATTGCACGCCGAACGAGTGAGATTAATACTGGGTCAAAACCGGCAATGTTGCCTGCTGAACCAACTTGTGGGTCAGAGAATGTTCCGCCCATGCTGTTAGAGGGTGATGCCTCACGAAGATACTGTTCTTGGTTCTCAAGAAGAACTGCTGTACAGGCCTTCTTGTAAGAATCAGTAATTTCGCCTGCGTCCTTGTGGTCAAGGATTGGCGCCCACTTTTCTTGTAATTGTGTTGAGATTGCTCTCGAATTGTTATCTGCCATTGGATTGGCTCCTTCTTTGTAACTAGTTAATTAAGATTAATTTCCGATTAATCTGTTTTTGATTCTGTGAATGTTTGAAACGATGGGAGTTCTTTTGAACTCTTCGCACGGTTGTTAATACGACTGAGGTCAGCCGCATATGCTTGCATTGTATTGCTTAAATCTGCATACTCTGCTTGCTCTGATTCCTCTTCGAAGGTGGCACTTTCGGGAGTCTTTACATCACCGCTAAAATAGTTTTCACGAAGAATAACTAATTTTTCACGGTACTGGTCAGGACTCTCAAACTCAACACCATCAGCAAGGTCACGGAGTTTTTCTGTATCTGTATCTACAAGTCCTTCACATACATCGCTGAAAATTTCAACGCATTTGTGACTACGGACTTCTTTGGCGAGAACAACATTGCTTTCGAGTTGTGTATTGAGTTGCTCTTCGAGCGTATCAATACGGGCAGCGTATTCGTCTACGAGGTTATATTTTTCCTCTGGAATATCAATGTTGTTTTCGAGGAATAGGTTACGAAGACCAGATAAGAAATCTTCCGCAATGTCATCACGGACACCACGCTCTAATGCGATTTCGTTCTCTTTCATCCATTCTTCAACAACATAAGCGAGATAATCGTTAAGTCGTTCAGTTACAGATGTGGAAAGTTCTTCTTTAGTTTCAATGAGTTTGGTTTCAAACTCTTCTACGAGAGCAGTATTGATTTCATCAATCCGCATATGAACTGCGGCTTCAAAAACGGTTTCTGCTTTATTTTTAAATTCATCAGAAAGGTCTTCATTATCAAACAAAGAACCAATTGATTCTTTCATTTTTGCTTTAGTGACATCACCTGTAGCAGATGGTTTCATATCCACATCTTTTTTGTTCTTTTTGGAATTATCAGGACCCTCATCGGTCTTGATTTCTGTACCTTTACCTTCAACAGATTTAGGTTCAGTCTTAGGACCATCAGTGGTGGCCACATGAGCGGACTCTTCTACCTCATCTTCATCTTCATCGGTATCTTCGTCGCAATCATCGCCTTCACAATCACCTTCGGTGGTTGATTTTGCTTTTGCTTCTTCGACTTCTTCTTCATCTTCATCGGTATCTTCTACCGTATCAAGTATTTCTTTTTTCTTGGCCTTAATTTCCGCTTCGAGAATATCTCTTGCGGTGGCAATTGGGTCTTTTTCGGACATTTTGGACTACTCCTTTTAAGTACATGTACCATGCATATAATAGTTAACTATGCTTATATATGCTTTTTATAATTTCGAAATAAAGTTTTCGAACGCTTTCAATTTCGCTTCATCCAAATCTCTTTTAGATGACGCACGACAAATGCATTGTTTATAACATTCAATTTGTTTTTCTTGTAGGACACCGTTGTCCCAAATCCATTCTTTACCTTCCATGATACCATCAACAAAAGCATCTGGAGCAGATGGGTCTGATACGATATCAACGGCTGCGAGAAGAAAATCCCCTTGCACTTCGTTCACACCGTCTTTTTCTTTTAATGAACCCATACCACGGGAAGAAACACCTAGTTTTGCTCCCTCTTTCATAAGATTCTTTACAATATTACCATATGGGGTATCTAAAATTTTTGCTTTACCCCTGACATCATTACCATCTTCTTTTAAACTGGTAATAAGATGAGATACTCTTTCTAGGTTTACAGTTGGGCCGTCTGGATGACCGAGTTCGCCCATTGCACGACTTTTCTGGACATATTCTGTATTGTACCGAGCAACTTCTTTCATCAAAGTTTGCTTGGGGTACATACGACCATTGCGGTTCTTTTGTTCTGATTGCATAAAGATACCTTCAATGAAATGGCTTTTTGTGCCATCAGCATTCTTCTCTGTAAGAAGTTCAATACTATCGTTGTGTTCTGTAATTAGTAACATTTTTAAATCCTTTTTGTCCTATTATATAGGGTTTTAATAAACTGAAATCTGGCCACCATAACATCCACCCGGCGCACCAGTTCCTCCACAACAATTATCTCCAGTTGTTCCTCCACCTTCTTCTATTGTCAATGATTGACACCAACCATCGAATCGTTCACCACCCGAACCATACCCAGTGGCGTGTTGGCCAGGATCACCTCTTAATGGGGCTTTTTTATGGTCATAAATTATACCATTGCCAGACCAACCACACTCATCGACTGGATTATTATCACCGATTTGTTGACAACAACATTGCATATCTGCACAATTGTACAACGACACACAAGTTTCTTGTGTACATCGAGTATTACCGATACCACCGTCATCTTGCCTTGCCGGAACAGTCCGGAACCCACCAATCATTTCATTTCTCCACGCCGAGGAATTGTC